CTCGGCAGTATGGGAGTCCGTGAGCGTGGCCAGCGAAGTGAACGGGGTGACCCGTTACAGCGTCACGCTCAAACTTTCCTACTAGGTGAACCATGCCGCTGACCAGAGAACAGATCGACGCCGCAACAGATGCCAAGATCATCACCGTGGAAGCCCCCGAACTCGGCGGCGACGGCAAGGTGTGCATCCGGCTGATGAGCGTGGGCGACCGCGACTCCTACGAGATCAAGCTGCTCGAAGGCGACGGCAAGGCGATCCCTGACTTCCGCTCGGAACTCCTGAGCCGCACGCTCTGCGACGCCGCTGGCAACCTGCTCTATCCCGGCGACGAAGGCGTGGCGGCCCTCAAGTCTCGCAGCGCCGACGTGATGCACCGCCTGTGGCATGCGGCCCTCAAGCACAACGCACTGACCGAGGAGGAAATCAAGAAGCTCGCGGGGGAATGAACGCCAGGCCGACCTTGCAATTCAAGTTCGCCCTGGCTTCACACCTCAAGAAAACCATCGAAGAGATCGACGCGATGGACTCGCGTGAGTTCTCGCAGTGGATCGCCTACACGCGATGGTTTCGCCCGCTCGACAATCCTTGGCAACAGACCGGCATGATCGTCTCGTCGGTGCTGGCCCCGTACTCGAAGCAGACGCCAGACCCCGAAGCGTTTATCCCAATCGAAGACCGAGCCCCCAAGCATCCCTCACAGATCCGCGACACCATCCGCCGCATGGCGGAAGACCTCAAGAAGTCTGAGCAGTAATGGCAACCATCGGCCTTGGCTTTCAACTGTCGGCATCGGCCACGCAAATGTCGGCTGGCATCAATGCCGGTGTGGTCGAGTTGCAGAAGTTGGGATTGGCCGCAAAGAAGACGCAGCAGGACGTTTCGACGCTCAAGACAATTGAGTTGTCGAGAGCGTTCATCGCCACGGTGCGGTCGGCGGCCGGTGCGTTTCAGCAGTTCATCGGCGGCACAGCCGGTGCGGTGGCCAGCATCGACGATCTCTCGAAGCGTACTGGCATCTCTGCCGAGATCATCCAGGGCTATTCGCTGGCGGCCAATCAGTCGGGCGTTTCGCTGGAGACGTTCGGCAAGGCGGTGCAGAAACTCACCGTAAACCTGGGCGAGGCCCAGACGGGCAACGCCACGGCAATCAAGTCTTTCGCGGAACTCGGCCTGTCGGTGCGCGACCTGTCGCAGCTGCGGCCCGAGCAGGCTTTCGACGCGGTGGTGGCGGCGATCAGCCAACTGCCCAACCCCGCCCAGCAGGCGGCGGCGGCGGTCAGTCTGTTCGGCAAGAGCGGCGTGGAACTCGTGCCCATCTTCCAAGAGGGGGCTGGCTACCTTCAGCAGATGACGGCCGAGGCGCGGCGGCTCGGGATCGTGTTGAGCCCGCAGCAGACGGCCGGGATCGCCACGCTGGATGACTCGCTCCAGAAAGCCCAACTCACGCTCCAGGCGTTCTCCGCTCGCGTGCTATCGGAACTGGCCCCATCTCTCACCAAGGCGGCCGAGGATGCCGCCTCGTTCATCGCCGCCATCGACGTGAAGGCCGTGGCCTCGGCAGTGTCGGCCGCCATCTCTGACCTCGCGGCTGCGTTCCAACTCGTGGCCACGGCGGCCCTGCCTCTGGCTGGCAACATCCTCCCGGCCATCGGCGGGTATCTAGCGTTCATCAATCGCCAAGTCGTGACGGCTGGCATTGCCAGCCTCGGGCGATTCTTCGCGGCAGCGACCGCTTCGGCCTTCGGCTACTCGGCTGCGGCTGGCACGGCCGCGACGGCTACGGCAGCCCTTGGCGTGTCGATTCGCTCGGCGCTCGCCAGCACGGGCATCGGGGCGCTCGTGGTGGGCTTCGGCCTTTTGGCTGGGGCCGCGCTTGAGTGGGCTTTGGCCAGCAAGCAGGCCGGTGCGGAAGTGACGATTGCCGTCGAAGATCCGCAGGTTGCGATCAAGAAATACCAAGAGCAGATGCGGGCGGCGACCGCCAGCACGCAGGAGTTTGGCCAGCGGGCGAAAGACGCGCTGAAGGTGCCCGACCTCAACGTGACCGAGTTCGCCCAGAACTCGCTTTCGCAGGCCGAGTCGGCCATCAAGCAACTGGCGCAGGAACTCGGCGGCCTGGGCCAGGTGCCCGTCGAGGTGCTCCAGCAGTTTGACCGGCTGACCGAGTTGGCCCGCGATGCCAACGCCGAGACGATCTACCAAAAGTATGCGATTCAGCAGGTGGACCGTGCGGCCCGTACCTTCAGCGACACGCTGCGGCAGCAGGCAGACGCGAGGCGGGCCGACGCGGATGCGGCCAGGGCTGCGGCCGACGCTGCCGCTCGCACCGCCCAAGAGGCCCGGCGGCGAGTGGCCGACTTGGCGAACGCCGGGCTCACCGACGCCGAGACGAGCCGCCTGCAACTCAACCGGGACTTGCTGGCGATTGGCCAGGAACTGCGGGCGGCAGAAGATGCGTTGGCCCAGGCGAAGCAAGCCAACGACGCCAAGAGCATCGCTGCCGCCAACGAACGTCTACGGCTCGCGGGCGAGGCCACGAAGCAGGCGAGGGCTCAGGATCGCGAGCGGCAGCTGCAAGCCCTCGGCGTGGATGCGAATATCCTGAAGCCCGCCACGTCCATTGCCGACCAGTTCAAGTCGGTGCGTGAGGCTTTCAACAAGCGGCTGATCGACGGCGGCGAGGCCCGCAACGCCCTCCGCAATCTGGCCGCTGAGGGCATTTCCATCCGCAAGGAGATCGCCGCCGAGTTGGCCCGGCCGTCTGCGAACGCCTTGCAGGTGTCAGACATCCGCACGCAGGAAGGCGCATCGCAACTGCTGGCGATGGCCACCGGCCGCCAAGACCCGGCCCTGGAGCAGCGGCGCGCCCAGTTGGCGAAGCTCGAAGAAATCCGCAAGGCGATCGCCGCCACCGGGGCAAGCCCCGTAGAAATCTTGGGGGCGTGATGGCCGTCCTGTCCTACCGCGAAATCCTGCCGCGCACCTTCTCGCACAAGTTTGGCGAAAGCCCTACGGCCGAGATCAAATACGCCCTGACGCTTGACGGTGCGACTAGCACGCAGGACATCTTGGCCGCAGTCGGCATCTTTCACGGGACCGCCCACCCCGAGTATGCGTACCTGCTTTGCCACAACGGGCAGGTGACAGAAACCGACCGCTTTCACGCGGAAGCAACGTACAGCTACGAGACGCCCGCCTCGGGCACATCCAACTACAGCGCAAGCCCGCTCTCGCGTGCTGATGTTTGGTCGGTCTCTACGAGCGGCCTGTCGGTGCCGACGTTCCGCTACTACGACGGCAGCGGAAACGGCACAATCAAGCCGCTGATCAACACGGCTGGCGACATCATCGAAGGGGCACAGGCCATTGAGGGCGAGCTTCGCGTCTCGGTCTCGGGCAACCGTGCCTCCTTCCCAATGGCCACGGCGATTGCCGTGACGGGCTGTGTGAACTCCGACAGCTACGCCGGTGCGTCTGCCCACCGATGGTTATGCAACGGCATCAGTGCCCAGCAGACCACCGAGGTGGTGAACGGCCTACAGGTCACCTATTGGCAGGTGACGGCCGAACTTTCCTACAAGCCGAGCGGGTACAAGCTCTACCTGCCTAACGTCGGATGGAACTACACCAGCGGCGGCCAGAAGAAGCGGTGCTACGTCTTTTCAGAGGAAGGCGAAAAGATTCCGTCCGCGTCAGTCATGGCGCTGAACTCAGACGGAAGCATCAACTTCAACAGCGACTTCACCGGCTCCGGTGCCCCCACCATTCTTGAGCGCCGCGTGAACCGCGAGGTGGCCTTCACGGGCTACTTCGGCACGCCGCCGACATCCTGACGGGGATCCGCGATGTCACGCAAGCCAGACGGCAAACCGGCGAAGACTGAGCGCGTGACCTTCACGCGGCCCGCTGCGGAGCGGATCGCCAAGGTGGTGCGAGCCGTCGAGGCGGGCGACCGCGACCAGCCGGGGATCACCTACGGGTCGGCCCTTGGCGGCGTGGCTAGCAAGACCTTCCGCATGGCCACCTTCACCGGCTCGTGGTCGATCAACTCCGCAAAAACGGTGACGCTGCGCGGCTCGACGGCAACGCTGAGCGCGACGAATCTATTTGCTGCCATCGGCACGGCAGCGTCGTCTCGCAACTGTGCCGTCGCCAAGGACGGCACCGCCTGGTTTCTCATCGCTGCCCAATGCTAGACCTCCTCGCCGCCATCGTCTCGGCCGATCCGCCCGCCCTCCTGGCGTGGCTGATCCTCGCATTCGCGGCGGGGATGTATCCCATCGGCATCATGCTCGGAAGCACCTGCTCGCCGTGCTGCGCTAGCCCCTGCTCTGGCCCATGCGCAAAAAACGAAGACTGCCCTCCCGGCTGCCAGTGCGTTGGCGGCCAGTGCGGCGGTTCGCTGCCCTGCGTGGACTGCAAGGGCGAAAGCCTGCCCGACACCGTGACGGTTAGCGTAAGCAACTGGCCTGCGGATCGCGTGCAGGGTGGTTCGCTGGCATTTCTGAATTTTGAATCGGATTTCGGCTCCGGCGCGGCTGGCAAAGTGACGGCACCGGGCGACAACCCTGGCCCTGTGTCTGCCGTTGAGCTCACGAGCGGCGGGGAAGGCTACGCAAGAATCATCGTTGAGCGATTTGAGCCAACCGTGACCGCCAGCGCAGGCGGGACGCAGCAGTTCACGGTATCGCTAGAGAAGGTCGGCGAGGGCGAGGAGGCCGTTTGGGTGCTATCGGGTCTTGCGCTTGATGGAGGAGGCACGGTTGAGAGCGACACCATCACGTTTACCGTTGAGGCTCCTGGCGTCGAAGTTGAACCCGCGTCGGCGTTTCTTGTGCGCGGGCGAACTGCGCCATCGCTTTCCATCTCCGTCAACTCTGCTACCGGGGCCGGTGCGGAACTGGTGCCGGTCATGTTTCAAGGCTTCTCAAACTGCGACGGTAGCCCCGTGTGGGCTCTCAACGACTTTGCGATCAATAACGCAGGCTCTGGGTACGCGGTTGGCGATGAGCTTGTGTTTACGCTGACAAACGGCGTCGCGCACTGCGGCGATTTCGGCACGCCTTGGGTTGTGAAGACCGTGGGGCCTGGCGGCTCAATTGTCGATTTTGAGCTCGACACGAACGACAAGGACATTATCGACGGCTGGTTTCGTGAATATTACGCAGCAGGCGGCCCGATTGAATTCATCCAAGTGACGAGCGCTGGCGCTTACTATTTGCCAGGGCCGACGACGATTGAGCTCGCGACGGTAACGGTTACTGTCGCGCAGCGAGGCAGAGCGGCAGGCACCTACGGTGGGGCCTCAATCAGCGCGACCATCAACACCAACCCCAACAGTGCAACATTCGGCCAGATCACGGGGCTTAAAATTGCCAATGGCGGCTTTGGATATTTGGCGTGGGAATGGGTCGAGATTTGTTGCGGACCGTACTGGAACGGGAAATCTGTCGTCCTAAGAAGGCCGAGTCGCACTTCCGACGGGTTTGGTCCGCTGAATCCGTGCCTCTACCAGCACCGTTTTTTAAACAAGGGCTGCATCACGACAGTCGAGGTGCAATACTCAACTTCTGCGGCCCGCGTCATGGTTTGGGATCGCGGGAACGGCACGGACCTGAACAAGGGCTCCGATGCGCCCTATTCATCTGCCAGTGGTGCTTGCTTCGCGGAGGCGTTCAGGACGCCAGGCCAAAACGAGGAATGCGTGCCGTTGCCGTTTGAAGCGACCGCTCCATCTGGAGTCACGCTCACAGTGACACCGGGCGGCAACTACGCACCGCTCGCAGAACTAACTGGTTCTCAGACGCGGCACGTCTGCTGCCGGGACGGCGGAACAGCGCCGCTAGAGATCGAGGCAACGGTTTACCCGGCAAGCTCATGGACCGGCGAAGAGTGGGTCGAGCCGGACCCATATTCAATCGTGCTGGTGCGCGGCCTTAACGGTGGCCCCTCTGGTGCGGTTCAGAACTGCACCATTAGCTATGGCGGGTTCGGGTTCTATGCCGCCGTCACGCACTGCAACGACTACTACACGGCTGGCTGCCAATCGTGTGAAAAGAAATGCCAAACTCGCGTCGGATCTCCTGGAGACAACTACCTAGCATTTCCAGACTTTCATCATTTTTCTCCGGGCTGCATTGGTTGCAATTCGTCCACGATGTGCAGGCCGCAGCCTGGGTCTTATGTCATTAGCCACAACCGAAATGGATTGCTTCCGCAGTACCCTCTGGGCCTTGAATTTCTGCCGCCTCCTCCAAACCCATACATACGGCTGGAAATCTCAGGATGATCGACCCGGCAAAACTTTGCGACTTCCAGAACCCTGAGCGCACCTGCCCAACCTGCGGCTACGTTGCCAAGACGCTGCCGCTCTATCGCATGTGCGCGCCTGTGCCGGAAGACATATGGGAACCCATCCCTATCGGCGACCTCGTAGAGCGTGGCCTGACCGCAATCGGCATCACGAAGGAGCGTGTCGAGTGGCTGACACGCACGGAGGGCAAGCCCGGCGGGTGCGGGTGCGAGGGCCGGAAACGGTGGTTGAACGAGTTTGGGAATAAGGTGCAGACGGACGCGCGGAACGCGCTGATCGCGGCGAAGAAGTTTTACGTTGGCGATTGACGCTTGACGCCCCGGCTACGGTGACGGGCGAAAGGGACGCCGATGCCCCGCAAGCCGCCCAAGGCGAAGACGCCGAAACTCGCTGAGCTCGACTTCGAGGACGAGGAACCCTCGGGCCTCGGCATCCTCGACGATGACGGCAACATGGTCCTGCGTCGTGCGGCGAAGCCCAAGCCGAAAGGGAAGCCTCGTGGCAAAAAAGCCGACAAGCCTGCTTGATGACGTGCTGGCTCGGGCGAAGAACCGCAGCCCGGGATTCGGGACGTGGTTTGAGCGGCTGCCCGCTGAGGCCCAAGCGGAACTGGAGGCGGTGCGGGCTTCGTTCGATCACGCCGCACACCAGAAGACGGCCTTCGCTCGTGCGATCATCGAAGCCGCACGAGAGCGGGGCTGGAAAACAAGCGGCTTGCAAGGAGTGATCCAGTGGCTAAACGGAAAACGCTAGCGGCTTCCGTGGCGTCGAAGCTCCCGCCCGCGAAGCCTGCCGCCGATGCCGAGCAGGTGACGCAGCGGCAGGACGGCGATTCGCTGGAGGCCCGCTCGACGAGCCGCCGCATCAAGACGGTGGAGGATCTGCTTCGCCACATCGAAGCCGACATGGCCCGCTTCGAGGTCGCAGCCAGCGAGGCGACTAAGTGGGAGTGCGGCGACGGCGACGGCGGCACCATCGAACTACACCGCGTCTTCGTGCGGCTCAAGCCCAAGGGCGGGCCGACCACCATCGAAGTTGTCGAGGCGATGATCGACGCCGCTAAGAGGGAGATTCGGCGTATACCAAAAAAGGTATATCGCCAGCCGACGAGAGACGGTCTTTGGCAGGTTCTCGTCATCAGCGACACGCACTTCGGGGCATACTCGTGGAGCAAGACGACGGGCGGCAGCGATTACGACCTCGACCTGGCCGAGCAGCTCGTGGGCAAAGCCGGGGCCGAACTGGTGGCGGTGGGAGATGCCCACAAGCCCACGCGCCGCACGATCGCGTTCCTGGGCGACCTCTTCCACTACGACACGCCGAGCGGCACGACAACCGGCGGCACGCCGCTCGAGCGGGACGGGCGGCTCCAGAAGATGATTCAGGTGGGGTGCGACTCGCTGCTCGGCATCGTCGAGCGGTCGGCGGCCTCGGCCCCCACCGACGTGGTGATCGTCAACGGCAACCACGACGAGGTGCTGACGTGGGCCTTTCAGCGGATCCTCGTGGAGCGGTTCCGTGGCTCGAAGGCGGTAACGATCAAGCCCGACTTTCTCTCGCGGCAATACCTCACGCACGGGCGCAACCTGCTCGGGTTCACGCACGGGCACAAGGCCAAGCGGAAACTCCCGCAGATCATGGCCCTAGAGCAACGCGAGGCGTGGAGCCGCAGCACCTACCGCGAATGGCACACGGGCCACCTTCACCACCAGGCGGCCGAGCACAACAAGCCGCTGGACACGCTCGACGGCGTGATCGTGCGGACGGCCCCGACGATCTGCCCGCCGGACGATTGGCACTCAGCCAACGGATTCCTTGGTGCTAGACAGGCATGCGAAACATTCCTCTACAGCCCCGATGGCGGGCTGCGATCCATGCACGTCAGCGAAGGGACCAGAAAGGGATGATTACCGTGGCCGACCGACAACTGGGCGATGGCGTGATGCGTGAGGGGCTGCGGCCCGGCTCGCGCGAGTTCCTCGATATCCTCGACGAGATCCGCACGCTGCACCTTCGGAAGACGCTCGACTACGGCGCAGACGAAGACGCCCTGGCGAACATCCGCAACTCGGCCGATGTCATCAACGTGCCCGCCTACGCTGGGTGCGTGCTGCGAATGAGCGACAAGATGCACCGGCTGCGGTCGTTCTTCCGGCGTGGCGAGGTGGAATTCGACGGCGTGGAGGACACGCTGCTGGACCTCGCGGCGTATTCGGTCATTGCCCTGGTGCTGTATCGGGAGAGCGTCGAGTGAATCCCCGCGTGCCGTACAGCGAAGACGAGGCCCGAGAGGCGTGGCTCTGGGTGGGCCGCCACGGGCCGAGCAATTCGTGGACGGCCACGAACGGCACGGCGGCCAGGATGATCGGCCGCCTGCTCGAAGAGCGTGAGCGGCTGCTGGCGATGCTCGCGGCACGAGAGAACTTGCCGAGGCCAGCGGAACAGTGAGCCGGGCCGGAAGGTTGCAGGCTATGCACGTCTCCTTTCCGTGCCTAGCCTCCCTTCCGCGCCCCGGCTATCTCAAGTCGAGGTGCGGCAGGGCCGCAGTCGAGTCCTCTTCGTTCGGGCAGATGACGGGATCGACATATACCCGCTGAAGGTTCGGGTCGCTGTGGTCGAGCAGCTGCGTCGCGGCCGAGCGGCCCCCGGCTAGGGCGGCATAACTCGCGGCCGTGCGTCTCAGCCCGTGGAAGCCCCGATACTTCACGCCCGCTTTGCTGCACAGCAGTTTCAAGCTCGTCCACTGGCTCTTCGTGCGGCGATCCCACGGCCAGACCAGATCGGCGTCGGCCCGCCGGTGCAGGGCCAGCATCTTGGCCAGGTCGGGCGTGATCTGCCTTTCGATGTCGCGGGTCGAGCCCTTGCGGGTCTCGCCGCGAAACACCACGCGCCGCCGCTCCAGATCCACGTCGGCCCACCGGAGCGACATGGTGGCCTCCAGACGCTCGCCGGTGCAGTAGATGGCATAGATGATGGTGGCCCACCACCAGCCGCTAGGAACGCCGCCAGTGCGTCCACAACGCAGGCGGGCGCGCCGCACCAAGGCGGCCACGTCGTCGGCCGTGTAGGCCCGACCCGTGGGCAACCGCTTGGGAACCTTCACCTTCGGCAACTCGGGGAACTCGGCGGCGATTCTTTTCTTCGCCGCGTAGGTCCAGATCGCGGCGAGCATCACGCGATCCTTGCGGACGCTGGCGGGCGACGGCAGGCGGTTCCTCCACCCAGGTGTCTCTGCTCGCCACTTGAGGTAGCGGCTGATGATGAGGTCGTCGAGGTCGTCGGTCGTGGCCTCACGCCCCAAGAATTTCTTCACGCGATCCAGCAGCATCTCGTAGAGCTCGACGCTCTTGGGCTTCAGTTGGCGTAACAGGGCGTAACGCTCAAGCAATTCCGGCAACGGCATGGGCATGGTGGAAACTCCTTTTTTGCTCGGCCGAAGCCATAAGTGTACAGAAGTATACACTTATTGAACCGAACTCGCCTCCACTCGAACTTCGACCCGGCCACCGGATTGTACAGGTGGTCTGGGCCGGGGTTCCACCCATTTGATTTGTGTTCCCGAATCGGTACCATTGGGGCATGATCGCAATGAAAGACGATAGGGGCCGGAAAATGCTGTCTTGCCGCGACGCGGCCAAGAAGTACGGCTGCTCCATGCGGTACATCCGCAAACTGGCGCTGGCCGGGAAGCTCGAGCACGAGGTGGTCGGCGGCTCCTACATGGTTGCCGAGGCCGACGTACTGCGGCTCAAGGCCCAGGTGGCCAAGGGCGAGGGCCGCCACAAGCCAAAGGCTGGCGGCTACGGCGAAGGTTGAACTCCCCATTTCACCGCTTGAAAAGATTTTTTCTGAACTCCCCTTGCAATTGGTTCCGATATGGGTACTATCTTGGGCACCAGCGGCAAGGAGGCAACGCAATGCGAATCGACTGGGACGAACTGATACGGGCTTTGGTTTTGGTCAGGCTTGGCCAGGAGCTCGGGTCGGACACGAAGGCGGCTCGCCTGATCCACGACGTGATCGACCTGTTTTGTGCCATCCCGATCTCTCTTTTTTTCTGACTTTGGTTCCGATTTGGGAACCGCTTGACAGAAGTTCACGCATCAATACATTTTCGCCACCCCCAAAGGAGCCAGTAAACACATGTACAGTACCGACCCCCATCAGAACGAGTACCTCGCCGCCGTGGCGGGGATGGCCGACCACACCCCGAGCCCCGCGATCCTGCCCGCCGAGGGCGACTTTGTGAGCGGCTGCACCGCAGGCCGCCGGTGGCAGGGCCGCGTCGAGTGGGTCGAGGGAGACCGGCTCACGGTGGACGTGGGCGGCGCATGGCTGGCCGTCAGCGTTCACGACATCACGCACTGAGACACGGAGCCCGGCGGAGCCGGGATTGCCCAGGAAGGGAACGTGCCGCCGAGCCAGGACGGGGAAGCGGCTTTTACACATCGCAACGAAAGGGACGCGAGAAATGGGAACGACAGGACTAGCACTGACCGCAGACAACACGCAGGCCCGAGGATTGGCTCTTCAATCGTTCGACGACGCCTTCCGCTTCTCGAAGATGGTGGCGGCGTCTGAGTTCGCCCCCAAGGATTTCCGGGGCAAGCCCGAGTCCTGCATGCTGGCGATCCAGCACGGGAGCGAAGTCGGCCTGAGCCCGATGCAATCGCTCCAGAGCATCGCCGTCATCAACGGCAGGCCGACGATCTGGGGCGACGCCGCTCTGGCCTTGGTGCAGAGCAGCCCGGTCTGCGAATACGTCAAGGAATACACCGAGGGCCAGGGCGACAACCTGACGGCGGTGTGCGAGGCCAAGCGTCGCGGCTATCCGGCCCCGACGATCAGCCGGTTTTCGATGGCCGACGCCAAGCGGGCCGGGCTGGCTGGCAAGAGCGGCCCGTGGACCCAATACCCCGAGCGGATGCTGGCCCTGCGTGCTCGTGGCTTTGCACTTCGCAACGCCTTCGCTGACGCCCTGCGTGGCCTCATCACGGCCGAAGAGGCCCAGGACTACCCGCAGGCCGAGCCCGCCCGCGAGCCCGTGCAGGTGCGGCCCAAGTTCGACACGCCGGTGCCTGCCGCCGTGCAGGTCGCCTTGGCCCCGTCAGCGATTGAGAAGGCCCGTGCGGCCGTCAGCCGGGCGACCACGATCGACCGGCTCGAAGCCCTTCGCACGACCGCCGACGAGCGGCTGGGCGACGGCACCTTCACTGAGGACGAGCACAAGGAAATCTGCTCGGCCATCCACGCGAAGCTCGACGCACTCATGGTGGAGGCGCAGACGCGATGAGCGACCGTCGCATCAACGAGGGCCATCCGCCGAGCACCGGCGAATGGAACGAGTTTGAGGCCCGGCAGCCCGAGGTCTTCGAGCGGCGGTCACGCGCCGCCCCGAAGCCTACGGGCCGTCGAGGCCCGGCTCCGCTGCCCATGCTGACTGACGAGCAGATCGTGGCTCACGCCAAGTGGATCCACGCCCGGCTCGTGCTGCTGATCGACGCCTTCGATGACGCGCCGTGGGATGACCGCTGGACGAATCGGCTGATGTCGGCGTTGCTCTCAGCCAGAAACACCCTTGAGTTTGCATCACAGAAAGGATCGGGCGATGGCGTGGCACGACAGTTGGACGCAGATGCGAAAGAAGAAACAGCCCCAGCCGCAGGGGGAAGCCCGCAAGAGGGCAGCGGTGGCGAAGCGGGAGACGCCTGAATCCACCGCAGCGAAGGCTCGCCCAAACAAAAAAACTCCCGGCGAGTGACTTGGCCGGATGCCCCACGAGACGGGGCCAATACACGGAAAGGAATCCCATGAGCGACTACTACTCAGAAACGCTGGCAGACATGCCGCTGTTCGCGGCGGCAGATCGCAAGGTGGAACTGCACATCCGCTGCGCCGTCTCGAAGGAGTTGCGCGTGCGGGCTGGCTCCCAGCGATGGGAACTCCTTCGCCAGTACGTCGAGCACGGCCCGCTCACCAACGAGCAGGCGGGCGATCTCTCGGGTCTGAGCGACCGCAAGGGCTGCTGCTACTGGAAGCGGTGCGGCGAGCTCCTCGAGCACGGCTACATCGCAGACACGGGCGAGCATCGCCGCAGCCAGGCGGGCGAGATGCAGCGGATTTGCCGCGTGACGGATAAGGGGTTGCAAGCAATTCAAGGAGGTGCCAGATGACCAGCGACGACGTTCCCCAGTGGCTCCAAGACATCGGCCGCAGGGCCAAGCCGCACGAGACCGGCAGGCCCGTGCCGCCGATCAGCGGTGCCATCACCGTGCAGAA